TCCGCTGGGGCTTGACCGGCTCGTTTACCAGCAACGGGCTGGAAGACGTGTTCGGCCAGTGCAAGATCGTTGATCAGTCGTTGCTGGGCCGCAGCAAAGGCGCGTTCCAGCAACAGTATTTCATCCTGATCAACAAAGAGTACGGCGATTGGGCGCCGCGCATTGGCGCGCTGCCGCAAGTGATGGAGCGCATCAAGCCGGCCACCTACCTACTGGAGCCGGGCGAGTACAAGGACAAGCTGCCGCCGCTGCACACGGTCGAGTTGCGTTGCGACATGGACATGGCCGACTACAACACCATGAAAAAAGAGTTTGTGTTGAACGACGTGGTGGCCGTCAACGCGGCTGTCGTGACGCAGAAGCTGCAACAGATGGCAAGCGGGTTCCTGTACACCGACAACGGCCCCGTCTGGCTGTCCAGCCATAAATTTGACCGCCTTGAGGAATTGCTTGATGAAAACCAACACACCAACACCATCCTTGTCTATCAATACCAAGAAGAACTCGCCGCGATTAAGCGACGTTTTACCGTTACGACCCTTGATGACGTGGGCGCAATTGAGCGATGGAATGACGGCAAAGTCAGACTACTCGCAGTCCACCCAAAGTCAGCCGGCCACGGCCTCAACCTCCAGCACGGCGGGCACCACATTGTGTTCCTGTCGCTGCCGTGGTCGCTAGAACTTTACGAGCAAACTATTGGCCGGCTGCATCGCAGCGGCCAGAAGCACGATGTGTGGTGCTACATCATGCTGACGCACAAGACGATTGACGAAAAAATTTGGGGCGCGCTACACGACAAGCGCGCGCTGTCGGACATTGCATTGGAGGCATTGAAATGAAACGTGTGGACTTATGGAAGGCCAAGCTGAAAGCAGCGAAGGCCGAGCAAAAGATACGGGTTCGGGATTTAAAAGCGGCAGCGCGGACTGCCTACCGGATACAACTGACCATCGATCAACTGGAGATAAAAATTGAAAACTACATGGCGAAGTCTTAACGCAGATTTGAAGACCTTGGACGAAGCGTTGGTGCTGGAGATGTTGATGGAAGAACGCAAAAACCAGCGCCGCGTGTCGGTTTTGGAGCGCTTGCACCAGCGCTACAACACGCTGCGGGTCAGCCGCGAACGGATTGAAATACTACAGGAGGCAAAACATGTTTAAGTACCTTTGGACAGAGTTGCGAACAATGATAAAAACCGTAACGCCAGCGCAGGCCGCAACGCACGAACTACTTCACGCGGAGCATGATCTGCTAAAGGCAGAGGCGGGTGTGGAGTACGCGCAAGCAATGGTCACTTGCCAGAAGCAGCGCATCAAGCGGTTGAAAGCGTATCTGGGCAAGACTGAGGAGCCAACATGAACCGGGTGTGCGATGCAAATGGCATCTGCCCCCATACGCCTCAATGCGACCACTACTGCCAATTCACGGCGGCTGAGTTGGAGCCTGTCTACGTTAAAGACGCAATGATTCACTTTAGCGACGAACCCACGCCCGTGTCGGACACATGGCAAGTGATCGGCAGTATTTTGTTTGGCTTTTTATTGTTTGGCGTAGCTGTGTTTTGCGCGCTGATGTTTGCTACAGGCTTTTACATTTGGAGTTTGCTGATATGACCGAAGACGATGATGACGACACTCAGATTTACAAGCGCCCGTGGGTAGGCCTGACGGAAAATGAGCGCAGCGCCCTGTACGACAAACACAGTCTGGACTCACCTTCAATTCTGATTAAAGCAGTTGAAACCAAACTTAAAGAGAAAAACACATGAGCTACATCATTGCATCGCTGCCACCCATTAAATGTTTTGTCAAGCGCGAGTTTTTGTACAACTTCACCAAAGGGCATGGCGAGTTTGAGCCGGCCATTTGGGTCAGTCTGAAAGCGCTGCGCGGTCAGGTATTCAGGATTGAATCGCTGCTGCCCAACTACGCCGCGCTGTACGACAAGCTGCCCTTGCATGCGTATGTGTGGAACGAGGAGGGCGGTGACTTGCCCATCGACGTTTTGCAATTGTGGGATTGCATGGGCTACAAGTTCACCATCGTAGAAAAGATCGGCCTACGCAACCTCGGCGTCAAGTTCTTAGGCAAGGACAAGCAGTGGCACTTTGGGCGCTACTTGTTCACCGTGGACTTCTGCGCTGATGAAATGGCGTTGGACACTGGCTTTACCGAGCAAGCTGAAGAACACAAGTCGTTCAACTGGATCGCGTTGGACAACGGCCAGTTTGCATGCCAGCCCAACAACCGCTGCCTGTGGTACGACCAGAGCCTGATCCCCGCCGAGACAAAGTTCCCTGACTTCCAAGCGTCCAAGTTCTGCTACACAGTAGACGGCACACGCAAGTGGAGCGTTGGCGATGATTGGTTTTACGACATTCAGGAGAAGACTACTTGAAATGCCCTATCTGCAATGTCTGGACTAACGTGCTTGACACGCGAAACAAAAAGAGCGTTACGGTACGCCGGCGCAAGTGTGCAAACGAACACATATTCATAACGGAAGAACATGTCAAACTTCAAGACTTGGACGCAAGAGAATCTGGCGAAATTCGCGAAAGAAGCGAACGACAAAATGGTCGAGCAGAACGAGAGGATTGAACAGCTTCAGTGCGACCTAAAGGACGCTATTGCCGCCTACCGCAAACTTATGAAAAAGGGCGAACCCCCGCCCGGTCAATGATCAGCGCTTGCCGACGCGGTTGGGCAACCGCCGTGTTTGGCACGCTGATGTGCGTCCATGCGTCGAACTCACGGATGATCTGGTCGTAGGGCAGGCCAGCCGCGATGATCGCCCGCACCACGGCGTCTGGCGCCATGCCCGGCACGCGAAAATCGCAAGCGGCCCCTATCCTATGCTGCGAGGTGTTTTTCGATCCTACGGCCGTATTTACGGCTTCCGACCGGAACGCAGAGTTGACCATAATCGGCTTGCCGCCAAGTACGGTTTTGACTGTTTCAAGGAACTCAGCCAATCGGTAAAGGTTTTTAATTTCTGTTTCATTTGGTGTGTTCTCCAGTTCACGGTGATCCGTGTGTGTTAATTCCGCAAGGGTGAAATGTTCGGTAAGGTTCATTTTTTACTCAACAAGTCTGTCTTGGCTTGAGAGCCAGCGGATGATCCAAAATAATACGCAATGATGCCCGTCCAAGCCGTGCCCAAACTGCCCAACATCATCAGGATGGCGGGGTTGCCAGAGTCAATCTTGTTGAAGAACATCATGACCATGATGCTAAAAAACCCAATCGTCACAAGACCCGCCAGCAAAGGCGGCATCATTGAGCGAGTAGTTGCCTGCATGTCCCGTGCGGACTTGCGGTCTTCAACCTCTAGCTTTTCAAAGTTCAGGCCAAGCTCTTGCGCTTGTCTCTGCAACTCAATTTCAGCAATCTTGACTTGAGCAATCTGGTCTGCTGACAACTTGTTGCCAGAAATCAAGTCACCCACTTTGTCAGGGTCTACGCCAATTGCTTTGCTGATCGCAGCCACGGCCATGCCGGCCAGTGGGCCACCCATCGCCGTAGCAATTGTTGGTGCAATTTGTTTTAGCCAATCCATTGTTTATCTCCTTTGAAAATCACATCTGCCGGCGCATTGGTCAAGAATCTCAAAAGATATATATGCAACGCCGCCGACTAGCGCAAAGAACACCAGCCCCAACAAGACAATCTCAAGAGTTTCTTCAACTTCTTTTTTGTGCTTTGCCAGCGCCTCTTTTTCTCGCCTAGCATCATGGGCAGCTTCAACATCCATTGCCGCCGCGCGTTCTTTTATCTTATTCCAGACATCTACCTTACCAGCCTGCATGAACAGCAGTTGTAACTCGTCTTCAAACCGCCTTGCCTGATCCAGCGCCATCTCGATCTGGATAGCGGTGCCCATGCTGGACTTGGACTTCTTGGCCTGTACAACAGCCTTGGTGGCCGTGGACTTGGCGTCAAAATACTTCCCAAGTACGGGGCCAAGGGAGGAAACGTCGTCAACGGTCTTGCTGACCTTTTTGATCAGCGCGACTGCTGCCTGTATGCCGGCAAGGGCTGTTAGCGGATCGATCATTTCTACGCCGGTACAACTTGTTAACTCACTTCAATTTTGCGTGTGCCGTCGTTCTTA